ATATATAAAGTGTTGGAACGCGACACAAGCTGCAATAAAGGCGGGATATTCTAAAAGGACGGCTACAAATATTGGATGTGAAAACCTAACTAAACCGTATATTGCAGAAGAAATACAGCGCAGGATTGATGAAGTTGTAATGTCTGCTGATGAAGCGTTACAGCGTTTATCAGACCAGGCAAGGGGCGATTTGGATGATTGCATAGTTATGAAAGATGGCGTTCCAAAGTTGGATGTGAAACTGCTGAAAGAAAAAGGGAAACTCCACCTCATAAAATCGATCACGCCAACAGCAAGCGGCACGAAAGTGGAATTATACAGCTCCCAAAGGGCATTAGAACTTATCGCAAAGGCGCAGGGTGTATTTGTTGATAAGGTTGATGTTAATAAAAAGGTAGAGATAACAATTACAAGAAATCCTGAAGATGGACACCTCTAAAATACATATCAATATCAATATTCCGAAAGCATATCCCGAACAATCAGAGTTTATTGATGATGTAGTAAAGCGGAAGGTAATTCGAGCTGGCAGGCGTGGGGGTAAAACGTATGGCGCAGCGATCGCGGCAACGATTGCATTAACGAATCATAAGCGTGTTTTATATGCTGTCCCTACGAACGACCAGAAAGAGCAGTTTTGGTTTCTCGTCAAACACATCATGGGTAATGCGATTGATGCAGGGGTATATGTCAAGAATGAAACAGGATCGTTTATTGAGTTGCCAGGAACACGCGAAAGAATCAAAGCGAAAACCGCATGGAACGCTGATTCATTGCGCGGCGATTATGCAGACCTCTTGATATTGGATGAATTTCAATTAATGAATGAGAACGCGTGGGGTTTGGTTGGTGCGCCAATGTTATTAGATAATGACGGCGATGCAGTTTTCATTTATACACCACCTTCATTACACAGTAGATCAACTTCAAAAGCGAGGGACCCGCAACACGCAGCTAAATTGTATAAACGTGCGAAGGCGGATAAGTCTGGAAGATGGAAAACCTATTCATTCCCAAGTCATAAGAACCCGCATATTTCAAAAGAAGCATTAGCTGAAATAACAAAAGATATGACCTCGCTTGCATACCGTCAAGAGATTTTAGCAATCGATGTGGACGAAGCACCAGGGGCACAATGGACCAGGGAAATTATCGAGAAATCAAGAGTATTCAAAGCGCCGCAAATGGAGCGTATAGTGGTCGGTGTTGATCCATCTACGACAACTTCAGGTGACGAAGCTGGTATTGTGGTTGCTGGGCAACAAGGTGATCATTTCTATATACTCGCTGACAATTCAATTCAAGGAAGTCCGGTTACATGGGCGAAGCAGGCGGTTACTTCATATAATCAACATAGGGCTGATAGACTGATTGCGGAAAAGAACAATGGCGGTGAAATGGTATCACTGACAATCGCAACCGTTGATGATACTATTCCGGTGAAGTTGGTCCACGCGTCCAGAGGAAAACAAACTCGTGCTGAACCGATAAGCGCAATATATGAGCAGGGAAGGTGTCACCACGTTGGAGAGTTTCCTTTTCTTGAGGACGAGTTGTGTATGTGGATTCCAGGCGATAAATCACCTAACAGACTTGATGCGTTGGTATGGGCAATGACAGAACTCACCGGGCAAGTCGTGCAAGATGTAATAATCACTTATAATGATAGGGTGAATATCTCACCGTTTTAATGTATAATAGGAGAACAATGGATGAAATGAAAATGACTGTGCTATCAATATTGGTCACGGCAGGGGTTGCGCTTGGTATATTTATTGGGTATTTTCTTGGTAAGGTATAATATAGGAGAGAATAGATGCCAATTTACGATAATGTTTTAGACTATATATTTGCTTCTGATGAAATGCTTGAAAATGGTTGGAAGGGACACGCTGTGAGTATAAGAAAAAGAGCAAGAGAAGAACTCAAACAACTGCAAGACCAGAAAAAGTTACTAATTGAAGACGGCGAGAGGTTGGTAGAGCTTATAGATTGTGTAGAGGTTAGTAGTAAATATGAGCAAGGTTTGGAAACCATGAGGAAACAACACAACGAACTAATGGAACGTATTAACAATGACCATAACCGATAGAATAAAGCTCATATTCGTGAAATTAGCAGGACGTATGATTGACGCTGTTAGTTGGCTATTGAAGAAGGTATAGGAGGTAGTGATGATTGTGCTAAAAGGGTTGGGTATCTTTATCGCTGTTATAATAGTATTTTATCTTATTCTATGTGCGTTGATGGCGATAGTAGGTGAACCAGTTGAATATTAGAGAGGTGAAGGATGAAATATAAAGCTATAACAGGTAGAGAGTTCGGAAAAGAAGTAGCAGAGAAACTCGGTTTGCAGAAAACAAGGCGCATTATAATTGACATAGGATTAGATGTACCTATACTTATCTATACTGAACAATACGGGGATGAAAGGCTGTATAATATAAACATGGATAAACTTCCCATTGGGATTGAAGAGGTGAAGGAGTAATTATGGACTGGAATAAAGAAGAAAAGAAAGAACCCGTAAAGAAGCCAAAGAAGAAAAAGAAGCTGAAAGAGATAAAAGTATTACAAGAGCCAAAGGTCAGCGAAGTTGCCAGGGAACGGGCACGCATAGCCGCTGAAAGGAACGCGCATGTCAAAGCTAAGTGAAGCATTAACGGCTCTCGCTGAATCTGAAACGAGAAGCGTCAAGATGGTAGAACGGCTTGCGGGATTGGAGCTTGCTCTTGAGGATGTAGGCTGGACAAGGTTATGGGGTGATGAAGCTGACCAGGAGTTTACGCGCGTCTCATTAGGAAAGATTGCACACCTAAGCCGATTGATGTATTTAAAGAATCCATTGATAAGTCAGGGCGTGCATGTAAAAAGAAACTATGTGTGGGGGCAGGGCGTTTCAGTTAAAGCAATAGATGAGGAGATAGATAAGATCATTCAGCAGTTCTGGAATGATCGCAAGAACAAACAGGAACTAACCGGGCATCAGGCGCAGATTCTAAAGGAAGCTGACCTTGAATGTGATGGTAATATATTCTTAGTCTTTTTCACGAAGAACAAGACGCAAGTACAGTTGCGATCTATTCCTTTTGTGCAGATTATGAAGAAGATAAACAACCCGGATGATTCTAAGGACACATGGTACTATCTGAGAGAATGGACTGATAAAGGCGGGCAGGCACATAAATCATTGTATCCTGACTGGCTGTATCTACCGAAGAACAAAGTATATGCCGTTGATGGATTACCGGTTCACTGGGACGCTCCCGTTTATCATATTAAGATAGGCGGCTTTTCTGACTGGCAGTTTGGAGTTAGTGAAGTGTACGCTTCAATCGATTGGGCGCGTGCTTATAAAGAGTTCTTGGAAGATTGGGCAACTATTACAAGAGCACACGCGCGATTTGCATGGAAGGGAAGTGTAGCAGGCGGAAGTAAAGCAATAGCGGCAACAAAGTCAAAGTTTAATGCAGGTAGTGTTGGGGATTTGAAAACACCCCCTGCAGTTGGTTCAATGGCTATTCTTGGTAATGGTGCTACACTGAACCCGATTAGAACGGCAGGAGCAACAACTTCCCCTAAAGACGGTAGGCGAATAATGCTGATGGTTGCTGCGGCTCTCGGGCTTCCAGAAACATTCTTTGGCGATGTGAGTGTAGGAACTTTAGCAACAGCAACTTCACTTGATAGACCTACTGAATTGTGCATGATTGATAGGCAGATGTTATGGTCAGATGTGTTCACGGACATATTGAACTATGTATTACTCAAGGCGATTCAGGGGCGTAAAATGAAAGGCAATCTGGTTGATGAACCGGACACACTCCCACAGATAGAATGGGAGGGGAGTTTTGACGATCAAGTACAGATACGTTTTCCTGAAATCATTGAGGGAATCAAGGCTGATAATGTGAAGTCAATAGTAGAGGCTTCTAATACAGGTTTGCTTGATTCAGATACATTAGCACGATTATTGCTGACTGCTTTAGGAGAGCCGGACGTGGAGCAAACACTTGAACAAATGCACGGCGATGGACCGGAAGCGGTAGAAGCATGGAAAAAGATTTCCGCTTTCATAGAGAAGTATTATAAGAAAGGTATAAAATGAGAAACACAAACATACATTATAAACTTGGAGAGAGACCACCACCGGACACT